GTTTCTATCAGTATAACATAAAATGCGAAGGGGGGCAACGCCCCCCTGTGCCAGATATTTATTTGACTTCGTATGTGGTTCGTTTCATGTGGTCTGGAATAATTTTCTCTAAACTAATGATCAACAGACCGTCATTAAATGCTACGTCCACAACTCTAACATCGTCAGCGAGTTGCCAAGATTCTGTAAATGATCTTCGGGACACTCCTTTGTGTAAGTATTCAACTTTAGGATCTGTGCCTGAAGTCTTGGTGGCAACTCGGAGAAGGTTTGATTCAGTAGATACTTCAATCTCCTCTCTTTTAAATCCTGCGAGAGCGATTTGAATTTCGTAATTACTGGAGTCATGTTTGATTAGGTTATACGGAGGATAGTTCTTGTTATGACTGGTCATAGAATCCAGTCGATGGAACATATCACTCAGACCTACAGCGTGGGGTAGATAGATATCCCAAGTATTTGACATTTGCGTGGCTCCTTTATTTAAGCGAGACGTTAGTTGGTTTGGACCCCGAAGGCATCCATTATTATTTAATCAAGACACAAAAAAACCGCTACGGTAATAACCGTAACGGTTTGTAGGGTGTTCCGACTTTCGTAGAGACCGCACGAAAGGTCTCGTGTTTATTTATTCGGTTGCCTCTACTTTCTTTCGACCAATGTTGTATTTTGATTCAAGTGTCCATTCTCCCTTATCCTTATAGGAGAGAACTTTAATTTGGTTGAGTGGTGCAACGTCTTCGATCTGAGACTCATCAACAATAGAAATAAGACCCCAATCAGAAAGAAGTTTAGAGATGCGATTGCGTCGTTGGACATCATTTAAAGATAGGTTAGTGTTCTTGCCGTCCAATGCAAAGAGTTCTTTGAAGTGGACAATGTAATACTTGCCCTGCTTGTGCAGAATGTGGCAAGACTGATACAGTTTACGATCCTTTCGCGATGCAACACCGATGCGTGTTAGTGTCTCTCTTACTTTTAGGAAATCATCTGGTTCGTTGAGAACGACTTCTACCATGTCAGATGGTTGCCAGTCAATAGTAATTTCATTCATCTTGCACCGCCTTTATCTAAAATCTTTTTAATCTGCTGTAGTTCAGAATTAGTGAGAATTCTAAGAGCGGCGACTGCTTTACTATGGTTGTATCCATAATATTGCTTCACCAATTCAATGTTCTCTACTGTATCTTTTTTCAACCAGGGAGTAAAACGCTTCCTGGGCTTCAAACTATTTAGATAAAAATCATATTGTAACTTTTTGTCGAGATAAGGATGCATGTTCATCTCGTTAGCAAACAGGATGCTATCGGTAAAACCAGACAGACACTTGTTCACAATAAAAGGAGGATAACCTTTGACGGCATCCTCATCTTCATCCATGATATTCTTTTTAGACTGATTGATTGAGTTCAGGTAGTCTTTTAGTTCCGCCATCCCAGTGTCTGATTACTCCAGATATAATAAAAATGTTAGTGACCAAGTAAGAAATAAAAATAAGGGTGCGTATGCCAGCAATAATATCTGCTTCTCGGTCATTTCGTCCATACTTCTCGCCCAGTGCCTTCGCCCAGATTCTCCACATTAGAACTTCGCAGTAACTCCAACAACTGTAGCATTAGGATTTCTTGCCAGGGCAACCTCTCGTGCTTCCTGGTAGTCGCGAGCATAGACTTCTTCCTTGAAGACCTTGCCAGCAACGTAGAGGGTTACTTCACACTTCATAGTTAGTAAGGACGAGTTCCTTGCGAGACGCTTGATCTGTATTATAACTCCCCACGCTCCTCATGGTGTAAGTGTGTGCAAATTCTGCAGCTGTCCACCCCTCGAAGCGATCTCGGATCAGTTGCGACGAGTTATAAGAAACAAGTTGATTACCAACAAAACGGTCACAGTCGCGAGCAAAGGCGTCGTGATCAAATCCTTTGTGCATGTTTCCACGCTTACCATATAGATTTGATCCGATCTCGTATGGGGGATCAAGGTAGGTAAAGGACTCTTTGTTATCAGTAAGGAGTTCTTCATAAGACAAGTTAGTAATCTTCCAATTGCCAATTAGTGCCTGGTAGTCAGTCAGTCTTTCGATACCTGCTAGCGAGAAGTTGCTGTCACTTGCTTGCTTGGAGAAAGATGATGACTCTGTGAGACCTGAAAAACTGCACTTATTGACAACATAAAAAGACACAGCACGCCAAATGTCCTCAGTGTATGGAGGGAAACGATCTGTTGTTGCAGAATTGTTGAGGTAATCCTTCGCGTCCAGAAATAGACCCTTGGCACTGGTTGGATCTGGATATCGCTGCTTGAGTTGAAGGAGGATGTTCTTAAGATCATGTCCGTTATCCTGTAGAACTCGCCAGAAATTATATAGAGGTTCATACAGATCGTTGACCCAGATGTTGAGACGTGGGTAACGTTTGGTAACTTCCAATGCTACAGAACCACCACCCAGAAAGGGTTCATGGTAGTCAGTATATCCTGACAGATCAGGAATGTATTGGAAGAGTTTACTCAGGGCACGACTCTTCCCCCCAGGATAGCGAAGGGGAGTCTTCAGGGATTTCATAGTCTGGGGCATGATATTTAAGGTATTCCCAAAAGGTTAACTTCATTTCTTTCTGCGTCATGCCACAGTGAGCGGCAGCAGCAGGTAGGTTCATTGTAGCACGAAACAAACCATCGTTTGCTTCTTCTACGTTCTGTGGTGTGGTTTTAACTCTCTCCGTCATCGATCATCTCAAACTCTTCTAGTTGGTCGGCAGATACTTCATACTCACCAGCAATCAAATACCAGTGATGTCCAGCACGTTCACCCAGATACTTCATCTGGTCTTCTGCAAAATCATTCTCACGCATTGCTGCCTGGATCTTCAGGTGGAGCAACTCTTCTTGACTAGGGACGTTCATTTGAATTCACAACTCATCATAACTTCAGTAAGACATGCCAACAGGTTGATCTCCTGGTCAGCAACAAAAGCAATCTGATACTGATACTTAGCAAGGATCAGGACTACTTCTGGAATGTATTTGGGTTTGATGTTCTCGTAGATAGCATCATAGATCTTACGCATGATAATGTTTGGATCATTATCAATGTTGTCTACAACCCACTTACGAACTGTGGAGAACTCTTTGTTCTTCAGGGAGTTCATCAACTGAGACAGATTGACATCAGCAATATCGCAAAGAATATCAGTATCAATCTTGCCAGTTGCGGCATGACGTTGTGCTTCATTGATCAAACGACGCCAGTCGGGATAGTAACGTTGGATCAGTTTGACAATCACCTTGTCCTGATACTCAACCTTGTTCTCATCCAAGATCTGCTTCAGTCGCATGAAGAACTGACCTTGGAGTTGCTGCTGTTGCTCCTTCTGGATTCGGAAGTCAACGACCGTGCAACGGGAGTGCAGCGGTTCAATGATCTTGTTCTGGAAGTTGCAGGTGAAGATGAAGCGACAGTTGTTGTGGAACTCCTCTACGGCGGTTCTAAGGGACAGTTGCACGTCAGGGGTGGTGTTGTCTGCCTCATCGATGATAACGACCTTGTGGGGCGCTCCAGAGGTCAGTGAGACAGTCGTGGCAAACTGACGGACACGGTTGCGAACGGTGTCCAAGAAGCGTCCCTCGTCGGAACCATTGATCACAATATAGGACGCACCGATCTCATCACAGACTGCTTTGGCGATGGTGGTCTTACCAACACCAGCGGTGCCAGTAAGGAGAAGATTGGGGATCTCTCCTTTTTCAACAAAACCTTTGAATGCTTTTTTGATATTAGCAGGCAGAATACAATCGTCGATCTTTTGAGGACGATACTGTTCTACCCAAAGGAATTTTTTCATCAAGGTTCGAGTGCAATATAATAAGTGAGATCAAGATTCTGGTGCTTCCATTCAGAAATCAGATGCTTGGACACCTTGACTGAATAGTCACCAGGGTGAAGGCGAATGTTTTCAACCTTGATCGCCAGTTCATAGTCGCCAGTGGTGTCTCCCACCACAGTTTGAGAGTAACCATTGCTGGTGTCATTCTCATTGTCACGAAGTTCTAGTGCAATCTCACCACCTTGTGAACGGAAGACTAGATCAGGAAGACTGTAGATGTTTGCTGCTTTCTGCAGACCACTCAGGTCTTCTTGAGTCAGACTGAACTGGATGTCAGCACCAGGGAAGTTAACATCTTTGTTAGGTGCAGACTTGAGGGTGATCTCGGGATCGGAGAAGTAATACTTAGCAGAACGTCCACGACCACGGATGTATACGTATTCTTGATTGTCAAACTCAAGAGTCGGACTCTCGAACAGTGACAGACCAGCAAGGAACTGGTTCAGATCGTAGATGCCAAA